TGTTCAGTTCTTCCATTAAATCCTTTGCCTGCCGTGCCGCATCTTCCAGGCCCTTGTTCACCTTCTCATCCAGCACCTTGCCGATAGCGTCCAGTTTACCGTTCGTAACTGTCAGGGACTCCTCAATGGCAGCGGTATTGCTCTTGGTGTCGGCCTGTGCTTTCTCCAGCACTTTTACCCGCACTTCCGAAACTGCTTTCATCTTGTTATTGATCTCGGTGATTGCGGATATTGCCCGCTGTGTGGATGATGCCTTGGAGACAAGCACATTCTCCCCGTCCTTTATCTCCGTTGCCATGCCAGCGGCAGCGTCCTTTGCCTCTTTCAGCAGGCGGGTTTTCTCTTCGTACTGAGCGTTGCTCATTGCCTCGGCCTTGGCAACCTTCTCATTGATCTCCGCCCATTTGTCATTATAGGCGGCCTGTTCTGTCATGGTGCCCCGGCGCAGGTCACGGATCTTCTCTTCCGTGCTTTTCTGCTCATCGGCAATGGATTTACGGACGGCCTTGATCTCCTCTGCAATCTGCTTTTCCATTGCAAGGGAATCCTGAAGCTCTTTCTTCAGGGCTTCCTTGGCCTGTTTGTAATATTCCCGTTTCTTCTCCAGAACGGCCTTTTCAACGCCTTCCACTTCCTTTGCATAATCCCGCTGCACAGCGGCAGCGCCCTTACTGCCTGCCTCGGCAACCTTTATGCTTTCCTTGGCAGCTTCCTCACGGTTTTTTACATCGTCCTGATACAGTGCATCCATTGCCTCATATGCTTCTTTTTCAAGCTGTACCAGATTCACACCGCGCTTCTTTGCCAGTTCCTCATTCTGGAGCCAGAAGTTTGCCCGCTCCACAGCGTATTCGGCATCCAGTTTTTCCTGGTCGGTCAGGGATTTCTTGACCTCTTCCGTCTCTTTCGACATAGAGGCTTTTTTCACACCCAGGCTTTTGGCAGCAGCGTCTCGCTCTTTATCCACATGCTGATCCAGCATATCCGTCTGTATGCCCAGTTCCGCACGGATGGCATTTACTCTTTCTTCGGACATCTTCAACTGTATGGCCCTGATTTTGTCCGCAGCGGTCATACTGGCGGCGACATCCTCTTCTGTCATGCCGACCGCACCTTTGGGGGCCTGCTGATATGCCTTGGCAAGTTCAATATTCCGCTGCTTCGCTGCTTCGATTTCCTGTGCGGTCAGGTCGGACATGTTGCCGATGGACTCCCGCATGGAATCCTCAAAGGCTTTTTTACCAAGTGCAAATCGCTGCTCTTCCGTAAGGGAGGCGGTATAGGCCGCATATTTCTCCTGGTTGCTTTTGCGGATAATATCCAGTTCCTGCTCGCTCATGTCCGCAAGGTTGCCGACCGATTCATTCAGGGATTTGAAGAAGGGGGATTCCGTGGCAGGCGGAGTGGATGCCATTGTCTCATACATGGATGCTTCCGCTTCTGCCTGGGCGATTTCTATCCGGGCGATTTCTTCCTCATAGGCAGCAATCTTATCCTGGCTGGCGGCCTGCAATGCGGCCACCTTCTTTTCGATATTCTCCACCACCTTGCCGACAGAGGATTCGGCCACGGCCTTTGCCTCTGCTTCGGTCTGCTGTTTGAATGCTTCAAAGGCATCTTTGCGGATGCGGTTGATGGTATCCTGCTTTTCCTCCTCGCTGATCCCCATACGGTCGGCGGCCTTCTTGAACTCATCGGCCTGCGCCTGGGTGTCTTCCACCATTTTTTTGAAGTCAAGTTTCCGCATGGCGTCCAGGTTGTCGTAGAAGACCATGTATTCGGCCTGTGCCTGGGTGACGGCCTGCTTCTGCTCTTCGGTATAGTCGGCCAGCACCACCTTTACCCCGGCCATTGCTTTGGCAAATGCGGGGGCAATATCCGCCCCGGCAAAAGAGCCGAGTTCCTTGTTCATGGCTTTGGCCTGTTCTGCCATAAGAGCGGATGCGGTTTCGGATGCCCGTGCAAGTTCTTCCTGTGTGGTGGCGTTCTGTGAGAGAATTTCCTTGTTCTTCTCGAACTCCGCCTGAAGGATGATCTCGTTGTTCTTCTTGATCTGCTCGGTCAGGGACGCGTTGTAAGGGTCAATCTCCAACTGCTTTTTCAGCAGGTCGTTTTTCTGGCTGGCAACGGCGGCGGCTTCGTCCAGTTCTTTCTTGGCAAACTGCGCCCGCATCTTCTCTTTGGCAACGGCCACCAGTCTTTCGGTTTCCTCCGCGTTGTTGGTGTTCATCATCAGGAAGGTTTCCAGTCGCTTCGCTTCCGCTTCCACCAGCTTCTCGTTCAGTTCCTTGTTGCTGTCAAGATACTTGGTGTCTCCGGTTATCTCATAGATTTTGCGGTTCATGTCCATGCGGGCCTGGGCGGTCTGTGCGTCATCATCCAGCTTCTGCTGGTTTGCCTCCCTTGCTGCCTGAAGCTCCTTCATCTTGGCGGCGATGGCTTCGTCTGTGATTTTCTCTATGCTGTTCTCTGCGGTTTTCCGGTCGTGTTCGTACAGGGCACCTTTCTGATAAGTAAGCTCCCTTTCCATCCGCAGTCTATGGATAACGCCTTCCTGTGTTACCTTGCCTTCTTTCTCAACGCCGTAAAGGTGTGTCTGTATGCGGCTTTCCACCTCTGCCTCATACATGGCGGATACCCGCTCCTCTTTCTCCTTCTCAGTCAGGTATTCATTATCGTTGATCTTTGCCAGTTTTTCGACACGATCACCCAGGCGTTTCTTATCTGCCTTTTCATTCGCCTCAATCTCCTCTTTGATAAATCGCTTTTTTTCTGCCAGAAGCGCTTTTTGCGTCTCCACCTCGTACAAAGCAACATGCTCGGCCTGTTTCACCTTCATTTCACCGGCAATGACCGCTTCATTTGCGATATTGATTTCCTCAATTGCCAACTGCTGCATGACAGAAGACTTCTCTTTCAAAGCTGCAATCTCTTTGTTCGCCTGATGGACAGTGGGAGAATCGCCTTCATATGTGCGCCCCAGCATAATATCTTTTTGCAGTTCCTCTATGCGCCGGATATCCCGCTCGTAATCATCAATGGCATTCTTATTGCCTTCCGTATCAAGCTGAAGAAATTTGCCGATAAGGGGGATTGCCCCGGTAACGGTGTTGACCACGTTCTTGATTCCCATCATGGTTTTCTCGAACAGGATGCCGAAGTTGTCTATAAGGATAAAGACATCCCCCCACATGGTCTGGATAATGTCATCCACTTTGATAAAGCCGACTTCGATATTGCCGATCCACCGGCCAAGGTTCCATCCGTCCACGGCGGCCATGATAACACCGAAGATATTGAATATCCGCATACCGATAGCCGCAATTTTGGTCAGCGGCGGGCCGATAGCCAGCCACACCCTTGTTCCGACACGTCTGGCAATGGGAGCCAGCCAGTTAAAGAATTTGGTAAGCTGTGACTTGGCGGAGCCGATGGCACGGATGATCGGGTCGAATATTGCCTCAAATCCTTTGGCAAGGGCAGAGAAGGCTTTGGTATTGCCAAGACTGCGGAGCCACCCGCTGATAAGATTACGCAGGCCGGTTACGGATTTTTTGATAAGTTCAACCGTGGCAAGGGCCGCTTTCTTCATGCCGTCCACAACGGAACGGAATATTTTGCCAAGGTCTATTAGTTTCTTACCTGCTGCATCAGCATGACCGGCCTCTGTTTTCGCTAATCCTTCCAATCCTTTCGCCGGGTCATAAGCCATTCCTTCTTTAAACATATTAAACAGTGTGCCTAATTTATCGTTTGCCACACCTGCAAACTTGATGACCTGCTTGAACGGATACACAATGGGCGCAGCAATGGCTTTACCGACAGCCCCAAGTTTCGACATAATCGCTTTGAACTTATCCACCATGCCGACCGCCGCACGGAATTCTTCTTTCAGGGATGTGAATACCCCTGCCTGCAACGGTTTCCCGGATGATGTTAATTTCTGAAGCTCTGCCCCCTTGCGGATCATTTCCTGTGTGGAGAGCCCCAAAGAGTCGTATGCAAGATTCAGGGTTTTGGCATCTGCCAGTAGCGGCGGGAATATCTGCCCGTGCATATTCCGGAACCACCAGAACCAATGCACATCCCACTCTTTGATGGCATCTGTTACCGGGGACATTACCGAAGCTACCATCCCTGCACCTTCACCGACAATAGAAACCGCCCTGTCCATTTTATCCTGGAGATAGGGTTCCCATGAATCCGGGATGAGCATCTTTACGATATTATTCCCCTTCAGAATATCCCGTATCTTCCCGAGCATCTGCGCTACATAGGTCGGCATTTGGGTGGAAATCTCCATCATCTTGCCGAGTCCGGCCAGGGAAAGTTCTATGGCCTGATGATATACCTCATAACCTGCCTGGGTGAGTGATGCGCCGAAGGAGACAAGACCGCCTTCCCATGCGGTGGCCGCCACCGACAACTTTTCACTGATTTTGTCAATACTGGCGGAAATATCCGGGAACATGGTGTCGTATTCCCGCTTTGCAATAACAGCGGCTTCCTGTGCGGATTTCTCCTGTATCTGCCGTTTGCGTTCGGCATAATCCTGGTTAATGGCAAGGATACGGTTGTTCTTGTTATCCTCTGCTGCCACAATCTGCTTGTTGATTTCCTGTATCTTTTTCAGCGTGGCCGCATCTGTTTCACCGCCCTGGGCCAGAAGCGCATACATCTGCTGCTGCTCTTTGAGTTTGTCCATGCGGACCTTCAGGGCTTCGGCCTCAAAGTTCTTCAGGCGCTGCATCCGGATCACGTTCAGATCGTCCTCGTTCTGGACAATCTTTGCCATTTTCTGCGTTTCAATCTCTACGATCTTCCGGCTGTTCTCCTCCCACATCGCCAGATATTTTTCATTGCCGGTGGACTCATACAGATTGCGGTATTCCTCTACGCTTTTCTGTGCAAAGCGGAGCTGGCTGTCCAGTATCCCCTGGTGGAAGATTTCCATATCCGCCAGATACTTGCGGTGCGCCAGTTCCGCATCCTGCAATATCTGTGCGTTCTTCACTTCTTCGGCAATCAGTATCTGCTTGTTGTCCTGCTGTATTTTCTCCAGCATGGAAGCGTCGCCGGTTACTTCATAGAGCTGCTGGTAGGTGCGCTTGACAGACTCAATTCTTTCCAGTTCCGCCGCATCTATGTCCAGGGCAAAGCTCTTCTGCATGAGCTTCATACGCTCATTATGCTGTTTTGTGCTGGTTTCCACGCTTTCATGGTGACGTATCCATTCTTCGCTCTGGTCGGAGAATATGGAACGCCAGTCTGTAATGAATTCCCCTACTCTTACCAATAATTTTTTCCAGAACCCGCTTGTATTATCCTCAATCCGCTGATTGATATTATCCTGCACTTTAAGCTGCTCACCGGCATTCTGGTGCAGCATACGGATTTCTTCCAGTAACTGCTGCTGAATTGCGCCCTGCGTATTTTTCAGGGCTTCTGTCCGGATACCCATCAGTTCGTTGTTGAGGATACGTTCCTGCTCCAGTCGTAGTTTGGCAGCCTTGTCGTTATCCAGCAGTATCTGTGCGTTTTTCGCTTCTTCCGAATCAAGGATGCGCTGGTTGTTTGCTTCTATCTGCTTGGCAAGATCGGCCTGCTCGGTGGCATCGGCGGCTACGGTCAGCGTCTTCTTCAGCAGCTCATTTTCCTGTGCTGCCATTTTTGCGTGTTCTGCCAGTTCCGCAAGGTCTTTGGATATGGGAGAGAAGTCCACATTCACTTCCGGGGTGCCTTCTTCCACACCGTCCACAAAGTCTTTTACCCGCTCGGCCATTTCTGCGGTTTTCTCGCTCAAAGGCTTTTTGCTGGAACCGTAGCCGGTGAAGCTGACTGCCACTTCCACATCCTGCATTGCCAGTATCTTCCCGCGGAATTCGTCCAGTTTCTCCACGGCACTGTCTATGCCTTCGTTCACCTGATCGGTATTGATATTCAGCGGTACGGCAGATACGTCAATCACCTGCTGTTTGTATTCGGCAAGTTTTTTCTCGGTTTCTTCAATCTCCGAGCGGATACCCTCCATTTCTTTGGCAAAGGCATCCTTCTGTTTCTTCAGAATATCCACTGTGGCCTTGTGACTGTCCTCTATCCCTTTGGCAGCAACGGCGGCGGTTTCCTCCACATCCATCACGGTTTTGCCGTTTTCGTCCTGCACTTCACGGGCAAGGGATTTGAACATGGCGGAGGCATCCCGCACCATATCCTTATTGGCAGACTTCACCCCTTCGGCCAGCAGGCGGTTTGCCTCTTTACGGTCGTCCAGCCAGCGTTCCTCATCGCTCATGGTTTTCTGCTGGATGTCCCGCATGGACGCATAGAAGGATTCATTCTCACTGGCAATCTCGTTATTGATCCCGGCGATCTTGTCCTTTAACTGGTCAAACTCGCTTTCCAGGGAAGACAGGTGGGAGCGCATGATCTCCTCGGCTTTTTCATATGCCTGCCGGATACCTGCGATATATTCCTCATTGGCAAGGTTCATGTATCCGAGGATCTGCCCTTCGTACTGCTCACGGGTGATTGCGCCTTCCTCATACAGAGATTTGGATTTTTCCGTGAATTCAGAGATAATGGCAATGATCTGTTCTTCCCGGCTGCGGGTATCGTCCACCATCTTCTGATTTTCCAGGAAATACCCCGCGTATTCCTTGGCACGGAGGGCAGCAAGACTTTTGATCCGTTCCTCTTCTGTCAGGTTCAGGGTCTTGGCGGCCTTGTCGTATGCGGCCACCTTGCCGTCCAGGTCTTTCTGGAACTTGATGAAGTCCACCTTCTGCACGGCGCTCATTTCCTCGTATGCCACCCGGAAGGATTCGGGCATCCGTTCTATGGAAGACTTGAAATTTTTCAGTGTGCGGGCGGTGGTGGCCTCTATGCGGTCCATCTCTGCGATATAGGCATCTCCCATCTCTTTGATAGCGGATGCGTTCATATGGGTGGACTCGCCCATTTCCTGTATGTATGACAGCACCTGATCCCGTGACCATCCCCACTGTGTTGTGAACTCCGACAGGGTATCGGTGGTTTGGATCAGGGCGGAGCGGTATTCCGCCTGGGCACGTTCTATATCTTCCGAACCCGTGAACATGGATGTGAACAGGAACTCGCTGCTTTTGATGGTCTTTTCCACTTCAATACTGTAACGGCCCAATGCTTCGGCAGCGGATTCAAACTGGCCTTTCAGTTCTTCCGTTGCAAGCTGGTTCATGGCTGTTACCAGTTCTTCTGTGCTGAGGTTGGCAAGGTCTGCGGTGTCCTTGTAAAGCATGACCTTTTCGGCCAGTTCGGGGAAATGGGAGGCGAATCGCTGTACAGCCTGTACCGCTTCCTCCTGTGCGTCTATGCCTTCCTGCGCGGAGATGTCCTGGAGAACGTCCCGGAAATAGATCAGGGAATCGTAGGAACGCTCGTACTCAATAGACAGTTCCGCCGCACTTTGGGCGGCTTCCCGGTTGTATTTTGCAAATTTATACAGCGCAACACCGGCGGCGGCGATGGCGGCCATATAGAGATTTCCTGTGGAAACAAGGCTTTTCAGCCTGCGGCCCATTACCGCAAAGGTGGCGGTGGCCGTATTGGTGGCTGCGCTCATGCGGGTAAGGCGGGTGATGGTTTCGACAATGGCAAGGCTTTTCAGCGCGGTGTTCAGTGCCACAATACCGTTCACCGCTGTTTTGATCGCCAGCGTCCATGCCGCTGTCTGCAACACCACTTTACCGATACCGGAACGGACAAAGGTTTCCAGCATGGTTGTTGCGGCTTTCAGGGTATCCACCAGCAGATGCAGCACACCGGATACCCCTGCATCCCCCAATGCCTCTGCCACCAGCTTGCCGCGGTCGGCAAGGTTCTTGAACTTGATTGCCAGACCTTCGGACTGTATGGCGTTCATCTTTGCGGCGGTGCCCACTTCGTTGACCATCTTCAGGGCATTGTCAAAACCGGAACCGGCTGCGAAACTTTTTACGATGACCGCTGCGGCCTGCGCCCCGCGGAGCCCGAAGTATTCATATGCCTTCCCCATGTTTACGGTCTGCTGTTCCGCATCCCAGAGAACCGATGAAAGGTTGAGCATGGATTCTTCCAGGCCGACAACCTTGGGGTTCATCTGTTCCAGGGCAACTCCCTGTGCCATAAGTGCGGCAGCAAACTTGTCATTGGGCGCAATGAGTTTGGAGATAACCTGCCGGAAACCCGTCCCAATTGTACTGGCCCGCAAGCCGTTGTCCGCCAGTACCATCATGGCTGCGGCGGTCTGCTCCAGGGAAAGCCCTGCCTGTGCGGAGGATACGCCGATGTAGTTCATGGCGATCCGCAGCTTTTCGATGCTCAGTTTGGACTTGTCAATGGCATTGGCCCATACGTCCGCAATACGTCCGGATTCTTTGGTGTTCAGGCTGAATGCACGAGTGGTGGATGTCAGCAGGTCGGCAGCTTCGGCCATTTCCGACAATGTACCCGTGGCAAGGTCGGCGGTTGCCCGTATTGCTTCCAGTGCCTCTGCCGTGGTGTAACCGCTCTGGGTGAGCAGTACCATACCTTCGGCAATCTCACTGGTGGAAAATTTGGTGTTCCGGGCAAGCTCAATCATGACCTTTGCCATGGCCTTGATCTCATGGGGGAAGGAACCGGATATGGCCTGAAGGTTCCGCAGAGCCTGATCGAAGTCGATGATCTCGGCTATGGACGCACGGATGGCATTGACAAAGCCATATACCACTGTGGCCGCCATGACAAAACGGCTGTAGTCTTTTACCCGCTGAACCACCTGCTGCATGGTGTCGGCAAGTTTGCCGGTCTGTGTGGCGGTCTCTTTGGCCTGGGCCGCCGCCCTTTTATTGGCATCAGCGGCTTTCTGTGTTTCCGCCGTGGCCTTTTTCTGTGTGGCAGTGGTCTTGTCCATCCCTGCCTGTACCCTGGCTGCGGTGTTTATCATGGCCCGCATGGACAGGGATAGCTTGTCATAGGCATTATTCAGGGTTCCGGCAACGCGGGCATGTCTGCTCATGGAGTTTCCGGCAGCCGTAACCTTCTGAGCCGCACTCCCCATAGAGGAAAGACCTGCCCCTGCCTTTGCCGCTGCGGTATTGATGACCTGCGCCTGCTGCGCCACACGGCGCATGGATGCTTCTATTTTTTTCAGGTCATTGAGGAATTTTGTGGTGTGCGCCTGGAACAGTGCGCCGAGGGTGATATTATGTTCTGCCATTGCGAAACCTTATAGTGCCGGATTGTGCCGGGGTAATAAAAAACGGGAGAGCCGGGCTTGCCGGTCTCTCCCGTCTCGCTATGAAAACGCCTTCATGAAAAACATACGGTCTTCGTTCATACGCTTTTCCATAAATTCCTGCTGTAATTCTTCAGACAGGTGGGCGTATGATGAAGGGTCGCCCGGCACACATCCCCGAAACCTTGGATCTTTGTCCGTGGGCAAGTTTTTCATTCCTGATTCAGAGTAATGATCGCCGATAGGTGTATCGCCGGGTTCCCCTTCGGGTGATGCCCCGTGACAGGCCGCATAGAATTTCATCTGTGCTGCGTCACTGTCCAGGGCATTTTTTGTCAGAGACTCAATCTGTCCGTAGGTCAGGCCGCCTTGCCGGAAGTCTTTCCGGTAGATGTCTTCGAGGCGGTACTGGGTGTACCTTCCGAGGAAGTAGGAGACGGATCGCTCGAAGTCGTCTTCAGAAACAGCGGTTTCCACTTCTCCATCATCACCGGAATTTTTTTTAGCCCTCCGGAATAATTGGCCTCAAATAGATGCTCCACAATATCAATGAACTGATCGTTATCAATATCGTTGAGCAATGCCTTCCCGTCCTCTTCCCCGCAGGTTGCCTTGCTGAGCATTTCAGCGGCATTCTGCTTAATGGTTCCAAGGATCAGGCCGATCCATGCGGCGTCCTTTTTTGCGTCTTCCGAATCCAAAGCGGACGCGGAAGCAATGGCTTCCCCTATCAGGTCAGTCATTTCCAATTGGGCACCGACCGAAAGGGGATACACCGTCACTTCACGGATTGTTTTGATACCTACGGGCATTTTACGGATTTTCGGGTTGAGCTTGTCTGTCACTGTTTATCCTTTCTGCTTATGCGCTGAAATAAATGCGGCCGGTGGGCCCGATGCCGTTGGCGGGGTCTTCATCCCATGCGGCGTTCCCGCCGGAGATGGCGGAGTCGGCACGGTTGCCTTCAAAGACAGCGGGAATATTCCCCTCGGTTTCCGCCTGGGAAACATCCAAAGAAGACGTACACTGGGCGCGGGGCAGGATAACGGTGTATTTGTGTCCTGCACCGAATTCCTGTACCGCTTCCACCCGCAGGTATTCCGGAAGCCCCCCGGTTCCAAGGCCGATACTGCCGCTGTTGTAGGTTCCGTACAGGGCAGAGCCGGTATATTTGGCCGTGGTTTTGAAGGTGTAGATGTCCCCTGCCGCCCATGTGCCGGTGAAGAAATCGGCACCGATGCTGAAATAGGGGTTGCCGCCGTTGTCCGGTGCCATTGCGGAATCCAGGGCAGAGAAGGTATGCACCGCCCCCGTGGTTTTGCCGATAATCACACCTGCGGTTGCCCCGGTAAAATACACGGTCCACTCGTCGGTGATGACACCTCCGTCATCATTTACGGTAATACCCACACCGTCATCCACCGTACCGGCGGTGCTGACAGCAGATCCGAGATAAGCAGCAGCGGACTGATCCGAAAAGGGGCTTTTCCCGGAAGCCAGGGCAAAGGTGAAGGGCTTGAACTCCAGGAACGCTGCTTCAATGGTGGTCATGATGGATGTGGGTTCCTGGCCGTCTGTCTGGGCCGGGAATCCGGATGTGAACTTGTAATACTCCTTGGTGTTGGAGAACTTGGTGGATGCCAGTGCGCCAACGCTGTTCGTACTGTTCAGAACAGGGGTATTGGTGGCGATATGCAGCGCGCTGGGGCCAAGACGGACCTGGAGCAGTCCGAGCGGCCTTGCATTCACTTCCTGGGTTACGGGTCCTCTTACGTTTAATCCTGCCATTTGGGTTGCCTCCCTTTATTATGGTTTATTCAAACTTCACTTCACCTGTGAGGAACAGGTGCGCCTCGCACCGTCTGCGCCGGACAAGCCCTCTCAAAACTTTGCCGCCGCTTTTGACCCACAGGCCGAATGTTTCTTTGATATACTGATGCTCTTTGGCTCTCAGCACACGCAGCACGGAACGGGGTTTGCCCTTGTATTCCAGTGCACCGGTTCCGCAGTTGTAGCAAAGGCTTACGACTGCATCAAACTGCTGCTGGATCAGATCCACGTTCCAGCGTTCCAGTATGCCGCCCACTGCCTGGGAAAAGGTTATCAGGTCTTCGGCCAGCATACGCTCTGCCTGTTCTTCGGTCAGGGACGGGAACTGAGCGTATGCAGCGGCCCGGTCTTTCTTCCCTTTCAGGAACTTGCCCTTGCCTTTCCGCAAAGCACGTCCGTAGCCCACCGTCCATATTCCGGCAGGGCACATCTTGGGCTGAAGCCCGATTACTGTCAGGTCGCCGTCATGCAGGCTCTCGAAGTGTTTCACCAAATCCACGCAGTTCTGGGATACTTTCATGCTGTCACCTTATTGGCAAAGCGCAGCCGTAGGGTCACGGCCTTGTATTTGCTTCCGTCCGGGTCTGTGGTTACAGGCCCTTCGTTGATATTGTCCGCAGTCATGCGGTTGATGATGGTCCAGGGATCGGCATCCGTGTCCCATACCGGAATACTGTTTGCCAGCAGGGGCATGATGTCATCCCGCAGGGCTGCCAGTTCTATGCCGTCCGGGTCTTCCCGGCTGCACAGCATCATGGTCAGCACCATCATACTGAGGGCATTGCCGCTCATCTCCAGATAGTCCTGCGTCAGCACCACCCACAGATTACCGTCTCCCGGCCAGTCCAGCCCGGTATCAAACAGCACAGGCACAGACAGGGCCGTATAGATATTGTCTGTGAAATGCCTGATTACGGACAGTTTCAGGTTCTTCTCTTTGGCGGTGGGGTGCAGGCTCATGTCCGGCTGACCTCCTGGTCAATTCCTTTCATCACGGTTTTCAGGTTGGGGAAGAACTCGCTCTGCACAAATTCGGCAGCCGGTTCAACCTCCGGGTCTGTGTAGGTGATGGTGGCGTTCTCCAGGAACTGAAGCACCTTGCGGATTTCCTCAGCCCCCATTTCCAGTGTGATGACAATATCCCTGGGTTCTATCTTTAGCAGCTTCATTTCCAATGACTCCCGATCAGGTCCAGTGCCCTGACGCACATATCCTTCCACTCATTATCAGCGTACTGTTCCGCTGCCGGTCCGAACAGGGGGCGTTTCTTCTCTACCCTTTCTCCGTATTCAGAAATGGATTCGCCCCTTGTGCTGACGGCTCCGGGCGGCACACCGCCTGCCCAGTCCGTGCCGATTTTGAAGACACGGAGGCTTCCCTTCAGATCGCCGTAGAGTTCCCAGAAGCGGAGATGCCCGACTTCGGCCATTTTCCATTTTGCGTATCCGGCACCGTATGCCCATGACGGTCCCTGTGCCGGAAATTTCTGGCCGGAGATGGCATCGTATATCTTCTGCCGGTAGCCAACGGCCCCCTCGTATGGCAGGACATCCGCGGCTGCTTTCGCCGCCGCTGTCATGTTTGCAATGGCAGCGCTCATTTGTCGGATGTCCTCTGGTTTGAACCGGATTGAAAACACGGTGGCCCGCTCCTGTCGCTTAATAATTCTGTCAGTGTTTCGTCGGGGTGGTCTCCGAAGTCTCTTTTGCCATACATCATGCACTCGTCCGCATAGATGCAGATATGCTTCATGGCGCAGTCCCCGTCATTGCGCCGACGTACCCGGCTGTTTTTCACAACATTCAGCGAAATTTTCACATAAATGAGAACCAGCAGCATCCAGGATATTTCCTGTAAACACCACAGCAGGTCATCCGTACTGCCAATCAGTTCCCACTGCTCCTGTATGATCCAGCGTACTTCCAGAAGCATATACAGGAGAGAGCTGACCGCTCCGACCTTGGCAGCCCGGAGGCACCAGGGCTTTACTGCTCTCTGCCGGACACGGAACAGGATATTGCGCTTTTCGTTTTCCCGCGACAAAAGCCAGTGGGTACGGATGGACAGCACAAACACTGTGAACGCAAAGCAGAAGGTCAGCAGACTGCCGATAACAAGGGGATGGGTTTCGATGTATCGCAGAACACTCACTGTTCGTCCCCCCCGTCTTTATCCTCCGGCCCTGCATTACTGTCCACATTAGCCTTGAAGCGTTTCTCTATCCCCTGCATGAGATAACGGAACCAGCGTTCAAACATCTCCAGTGCATACTTGGCACAGTATCCGGAGATACCGATGATGGCGGCCTTGAAGCCGTCTGATATATCCATATCCCCTATCAGCAGACTGACAAATACAGCAATGAATGCCGATGTCATGGTGCCGATGATGAACAGGCGGAAGCTGAAACTTTCGCTGTTCAGGTCGCGTATCATTCCGCCGAACAGTCCCAGGACAAATCCGAGGAAGTTCTGTTCCATTAGTTCAAGGGTCTGTTTAAGCATATCACCGGCTGTCCGTGCTGAGACGGCAGATAGCAACGCCGGGATAATCTCGCAGGCGGATACTTTCAATCTGCCGTTCTTCGTTATCAAACTTTACCCTGTCCCCTGCTGCCGCATTGTAGGCTGCCGGTATGTACAGGTCGTTTTCGTCCAGTATCATGTTGCCGGTTCTTCCGGCTGTCAGCGTTACGGTTCCGGGGCTCATGAATCCGTAAGCAGGGTTCCGCACTTCGCTTTCCACCACCGTCTGCCGGTAGGTGGATGCGTCCCGTTCATGGCTCAGGCGGACAATAATGGCTGTCACATTGACCATGAACAGCAGGGATTCATACTCATAGGGCGCATCTTCAAACACACCGGGTATCCGGGTCAGCATCAGGAAGTCCGCATTCACGGACGGTATCCGGACAATACTGCCGGGGACAGCCGCGGATGACACCGGGAAGAAGGCACGGCGCAGATATGGTGATCCCATATCCTGCTCTGTGTCTATGTATGCGTCATCGGTCCATGTGCTGCCGTTCAGCACATGTATCCTGCTGCCGATCTCCGCATACACATCCCGGATGTCATCTGCCAGGCTGCTCAAAATTCCACTTCCCCTATGATCTCATTGCCGAAATCGTCGTAAGACAGACCGGTGGAGACGGCAAAGCCGAACTGTGTACCTTCTTCCATGCCGGTCATATCCTCTTCCCTGAATACTTCCCACTTCTCATCCGCAGTCTGTACCATTGCCTGCAAATGATCCCACTGCTGCTGTAATGCGAATGACTTGGCCTGGAACTTCAGGGCCTTGTCCAGCAGCAGGTAGGAGATCAGGTGTCGGCGGCAGCGTTCCATGAACCATCGGATCTGCGTTTTGTCCGTCAGGGGGAGTGTCCAACCGGTATCCCCCTCTGCATCGGCAATGGCATTGTCCGAATCGGTTACTTCTTCCGCATCCGTTTCCGGGTAGCGGAAGCTGAGGTATTCCGCCAGGGCCTTCATGGAAACGATCAGTCTCGGTATGAGTTCGTCATGGGTCATTATTTTTTCTTGGCCTTGGCCTTGGCCTTATCGTTTGCGGGTTCGTCGGGTTCATCCGCTGTATCCTCCGCACTATCAACGGGCGGAGGAACAGATGCCGGATGCACGGGCGCGGGTGTGATGATCTCCACCATGTCCGGCCCCTCTTTGGACAGGGCACCGTATTCCGGGCTGCCTTCTGCAAACTTCTCACCGATATTGTAGATGCGCTTTCCCTTAATGGTCTGGCGCACTCTCAGAACTTTTGCCATTTATCCCCCTTATGTTACGATGAGCTGATACACAGCGTCCGGGTTATACAGCACAGGGAGCCCCTTATCCTGAACACGGATAAACACTCCGTCCGGGTCCCAGGTCTCATGCCGGTCCACCTGCATTCCGTAGGAACCGTTCAGGCCGAAGGGTGCCCGTTTGAACTCGGCAGAGGGCTGGCCCTGGATATTGGGGCAGAACATGGTGAACTGATTGGTGGGGATGAATTTTTTGGTCACATACACACAGGTCTTCACTGCGCTGTAGTTCTGCGTGGGCGCAACCGATACCGTGACGGTGGACGCATCCTGATCCACAGATGCAATGGTCAGGGCTTCCCGTTTTTTCTCTTCGGGGCAGTAGATAAACAGGGTGTCCCCTGCCTCGTAATCCATTGCCTCATCCACACTCAGGACAGTGGTGCTGTCCGCGGTGACATTGTTCAGCAGCCAGGAACGGATCTGATACTGCTCGTCATAGATCACGAAGCTGATATTGAGCAGGGAAGACAGCACTTCCTTGGGCCGGGCGAACAGGTCGCCGTTGCCGAACTTGCTCTTTTCCAGCAGGGAAACGATATTATCGTCTTCCAGCATCAGGTACAGCACTTCCGTGGTGATATAGGCTTCTGCGAACTCTGCGCCCACATCGTTCTGGAGTTTCAACTGTGCATCCCGGATGTCTTTGAGCATGTTGGAACTGGTGCCGCTGCCCCATTTGTAGTCGCTTGCCAGCGTAACCTTATGATCCGCAGGCAGTCCGTAATCCACGGCCACCTTTACGTCATTGGGCTGTTTGTAGGAAAAGCCGCCGTTGCAGATCATCTGGGCAAACATCCATTCTTTTCTGCGCCGGTTCCGGTTTTCCAGGCCGCCAAGCTGTTCATTCAGATAGCTTTCGGCTGTTTTCTTGGCAAGGGTGCCGGGCTGCCGCAGTTTGTTCAGGAAGGCTTCCCCGAAGTGCATCCGCTCTTTCCAGTAGGCCACCTTGAGCGCGTGCAGGCCGTAACCGGCAGGCGCTGTTTCCTTGGATTCGGAATCCGGGGCCGCAAAGGGGGCAAGCCCGCGGCTGCCCACAAAGGATTCCCATTCCACATTGTCGCTTTCCAGATCGGATTCCGGAAACTTGCTGCTGAAATACAGGTCCGGAGGGGTGGTAAACCGCTCAATCACTCCCTGGAGCGTTGTCAGCCTCAGTTCCGGAATATCATTTACTGTGTTTGGCATTGATCCTCTCCTCTTATCTTACTGCTATTTCAGCAGGGTATATTTGCCGTGGGATGCTGCCCCGATGTCTGTCTTTGCCTCGGAAGTCAGATTCAGGAGCATGTCGGTATAAAGCAGGCAGTTGGACAGGATGATATTGCCCAGTCCGCCTTTGGCATTGGGGCCGGTTCCGGTATCCACACCGCCCTGAAGGATGCCCTTTGCCGTGACAAAGGGTGTGGTCGCACCGGTTTTGATATAGACCCAGGACATGAGCGCCACCGTATGGGCTGTGGTCACATTGTTGGTGACGGTAATCAGGGCCTTGTTGGGGTAGCTCTCCCGGTCAATGGCCGTGACTGCGCCCAGGTCTGTAGCCCCTGCTCCTTCACCTGCGTAGTTGGTGCGGTCCGCACAGACCAGCACATCACCGACAGCGAACTTGTAGGAGTCCTCAATGGTCACATAGACATTGGTATCGGCTGCGCCGTCCTGGAGCAGAAAGGCTGCGCCAAGGGGTTCGTATCCGCCGCCCGATGCCGGGGGTTGCTGGGGCACATAGGGCACATAGGAATTTTTCCGAGTGCCGTCCAGTACCGCTGCAATCACAGTTCCCTGGGGAATAATGCCGTATCCGGGCACCATTGTAATGTCATTGCGGAGCGCCAGATCGAACTTGCTTTTGAAGATGCGTTTGGCATCGGTTTCCATACCCCGGACAATGTAAGGGGTATCGCCGTATTCGGTTCCCTGGAATGTTGTCATGGCTTACACCTCCTTCCGCAGATACGCTCCGCCTTTGACAGCGGCAGCGGCCATGCGGTTTATCAGGTCTTCATCCCGTTTTTCGGCGGGTGTTTCCCGGTTCACATAGGACCCGCCACCGGAATAGCCGAAGCCGGAGAACATATCTTCCCATTCCCCGACTTCGGTATCCACGGCGGTAGCGAATTTCACCTTGTCGAGTACGCCGTTTTTCATGAATTTGCGGATGGAAACAGCGGCCTTGATTTTCTCCTGCCGTTCAACCGGAATTTCACTGGCGGCAAAGCGGGATGTCCAGATGGCATCGGCTTCCGCTTTGGCCTTATCCGCTTCCATACGGGCCATCTGCTTTTCCATACTGTAAAGCCTGCGCCGCATGGCCGATTCCTCACCGCCCCCGGCTGCCTTTGGTTTCACTTCCTCAGCCAGTTCCGGGTACATCTCCAGAAGCTCTTTGACTTTGGCCTTGGCTTCGTCCAGGGTCATGGGCTTTTCTTCGGAGGTGGTTTCCGCCGGGGTTTCTTCCTCTGCGAATGCGGCTGCATCCGCGCCCCCGCCTCCGGTCACTTCGGCTTTCACTTCCGGAACCGCCTCGGCCACTACCTGATCTGCGATTTCCGGCACGATCTCCGCTTTCACCGCTTCCGCCACTTCCGGGACAATCTGCTCTTTGACGGCGGCGGCGACTTCGGGGATGAGGTCCTGAAACATATTCTTCAGGTCTGCTTTTGTTACACTCATTGGGTTGCCTCCCGTTGTAAATTTCTCATATGATATATCAATCTGTGTATCCGCATCCTTCCGGAACGCTGCGGAACTGGTGTTACGGTCCCAGCCGAACACACACACACTTGCCTCCATAAACTCCCAGCTCCGCCAGATATTGCCGGGGCCGGTGAACTCGAATCCGTTGACTTCCGTTACCTGTCCTTCGGGTACTTCCTCCACTTCCAGGGGGATACCGTAGATGGACGACTGGTAAGGGAAGCCCTGTTTGCTGATGGTGCGGAACTTCAGGCTTTCTTCCGTATCCACAAACACGGTGGATGCCGGGTCAATGCACAGGCCGTTTTCGTTGACGGTAGGCGGGCCTGTGAATGCTATTTTTGCGTCTTCCAGGTGGTCTTCCAGTATGGGGTATTTCTCCCGCGGGAACTGTCCCCCGGAGAGGTCAATGACCAGATTGCCCCAGTACCAGTGATCTTCGATAACAGAACCGGAGTATGCCACCATGTCCAGGCGTTCGGTCTGTCCGCCGCTGCCGTCCGAATAGAATTTGCAGTGCGCCCGGTTGTCTGCAAAGCGAAGCGCTTTTACGGAAATCTGTGTGTCCATTATGCCTCGTAGCCTCCTGCCACCAGCGTCAGCCATTTCTTGTTGGTTGCCAGATACGTCTCCACCCAGTGCGAATCCGTGCCGTCCACCGTTGCCTCCCACAGCAGGCGGTATATCTTGCCCGCCGTGAAGCTGCTCTTGGCAATCAGCACACCGTAATCCCCGGTTTTGCTGTTGATCTTTGCCGGTGTGAAGGGGGAACCGGTGATTGCCGAATTATCAAAAGTCCCGTCCGCCCCTCCCTCCTCATACACATTCAGGGAGATGCTGGTCGGGTCGTATTTTGTCCCATCCGCTTTGCAGCAGTTGACCTCAAAGGGGACGTATGACGGCAGCAGGGGCAGAACGAGGTATTTCATATTATTTCCCGTTGACTACATTGTATATGTTGGTGCGGTGTCCTGCATCCAGCGTGGTCAGCAGGGTATTCCCTGTTGTCAGAATTGCCGAAAACGCTGTCTGAGACACTTCCAGATCTGTGCGGGGGTCTCCGTTATCATCCAGGAAATAGGAATCCGTACCGACAGAAACGCCGCCCAGGGCTGCGATTTCATCTTTGATGCTCTGTGCCAGTTCCCGTACTTCTGCAAGTTTCCGGGCGAAAGTAATGGACCTTGATACTACATTCATAATGCCCTCCTTATCTGATAATTACGCTATCACCACCCGCGGGCTTTTCTCTGTCAAAATAACAGTTGCGGAAGCCGCAATCCCCACCCGGTCAATGATGTATCCGGATGTGTCGAAATCCAGTGCTGCTGCCAGTACCACATCCCCTGCCACGGTCTGGGACAGGAAGTATTCCGCCCCGACTGTCAACGAACTTAACTGGTCATTCTGCTGACCGGGAAGATATACGGTTGCGTTACTCCCAGTTGTAACGGCAGCCTTGACAAAGCCGTGCCAGGGTTTGTCTGCTGATCCGTCCGCTTTCCGGGCTTTCAGTGTTCCGGAGTCATTCCAGAAATTTACAAAATCCCCGGCTGCCAAATCCTCACTGGCAGGTGCTGTAAAAATTTCCGGGCCGACACCGGTGGGCAGAAAGGTTTCGTCCAGCAGGCCGGAAGAATTGGTTTCAATCCACTTGCCTGCGTCTCCTGCTCCGGAAGATGTGCTGACCGTAGCCTGGGGCAGCAGTGTCTCATCCACCTTGCCGGAAGAATTGGTTTTGATTACCTTATCCGCATCCGCAGCCCCGGCGGAGCTGTTGACTGCATCAATCAGCACATCCCTGCCGAGGTCATCCTTGGTATAATATTTGCCTGTTTTGTTCGCCATTTGCCTCTCCTTATGGCTTTATGAGTAATATACGGGTTCGCCGATTTTTACCCGCAGGGTCTGCGAAGTAACCGGGAATGCCACCGGCAGGATTGCACCGTATGTGGGCATTGTCTGTGTCAGCAGTCCGTTCAGCCCAAGAAATACCGGCAGGTCTGTGTCCCAATCCCATGTGTCATCCGTGATTTCACCGGCAGACAGTATCTGCACATTCGTATTGAATGCCGCCGCATGGGTGCTGAGTCCCAGAACCCGGTGCGTTGTGAGTGTGTCGCTGTGGGACGCGTACACGGCCCTGCCTGTGTTGTCCGCACAGATAAGCCGATGCCCGGAGATGGGATGGGATGCCACTTTGGTGACTGTAACCCGCTCTGTATCCCCGCCGCTTTCGCCGGGCGGCCCCTGGGGACCGGACGGACCCTGATCGGGCAGTTGCAGTACGACAATCTCTTTTTCCGGGATAATCAGTACAGTATCTGTCATTTTGCCGTCACCGTTCCCGATACGGTCACTTCACCGTACATATATACAAAGTCATTCCCTGCCGGATCGGTGAACAGTATGTCGTAATGCCATGTTCCGACAGGCAGTTCCGCTGTTTCGGTATCCGTAAGGCGCATATAAATTTTACCGTCTGTCGGATCGGGAATGGATACCGTAAGGGCTGCCACCAAGGGCGCATTGCGGTTCCGGCGCTTGCGGATTTCGCATTTTACAGACCATCCGGTAAGATCAACCGCTGTGACCCCATCGGACTGCACGACAAACACATCAAAAGGGAAGTCGTTACCGCGGAAGATACCGAGTTCTTCCGGTATGTCGTATAGCTTTGCCCTTATCACTGTGTACGCTCCGCCAGTTCTTCGGAAGAGGGTTCGGCTTCCAGGGTTTCCTGTACTTTCTCCTGATCTATGCTCAGGGCCAGTTCCGGGTACTGCCGTTTTTCCTGTGCGCTGAGCAGTCTCAGTCTCCGGTAATTGGGGAAGCCGAGCCGCTTGGCAACCATGCTTCGGGGTACGCCCAGGCTGTCCACAAGGGGGCCGTGCTTAACGCCCAGATATGCCTTGCTCATGCTTTCCAGGTCTGTATTTTCGGAGATGGGGAAGGATATATCCACCAGTGCTTCGGGCGGTACCAGCACTTCCTTTGTTTCCTCTGTATGGTTTCCGGCTGCGTCCACTGTAAAACCGGTGACGACTTCACTGATATAGGCCGGGCTCATATGTCCGGATGCGGACTTGAGATAGAAGACCGCAGACCAGAAATCGTTTTTCAGCCAGCGTTCAAAGTAGGCAATCTCATCGGATATACGGTCGGTGTATGGCCCTTTCTGTGCCTTGACAGATGCGAAGGTACCCGATGCCCTGCCGGTCATAATGTCCTGGGGTTCGTTCAGGCCGGAAGAAACCATATCCATGATGTCTGTATCCTGTCCGCTCAGGGAAGGCAGGTTGGGCGATACCGCTTTGGTATCGAATCCGGGGGGAAGTATGCGGTGATCCCCTGGCCGTACCGTATGGGCAAGGCCGCTTTTCTTCTTCACATCATCCGGAAGCGATGCGAAATTCTTATAGTCCCGCCAGGACTGGCATGTGGTGACAAAGCAGTGTGCGGAGGACGATTTCTTATGGTCTATCTCGTATTCCTTGAGACGTTCATAGTGGTTTATCCACTTGATCGTCGTCCGCAGATAGGCCGTTGCCCGGCGGGTGCAGAGTCCTTTGTTCCACTCCACGATAAAGCGGTTGTATCCGCTCAGGTTCCGGTAGGGCCGGAAGAAACTCTTTACCCCGTCCACCACCTGATGAAAGCTGCGGCCCTTGGATGTCTTCTGATACTCGGCATTCCATCCGGGATGCTTTTTGGCATCCTTTATGTACTCCGGAAAGCGGGCTATGTTGATGCTGGGCACCTGCTCTGTGTGGGGGATTCGGGAGTCACGGTTCCGTGCGTCGCTGTCGGTACGGATATTGTAAAAGAGCGGCAGGGTGGGTTTGCGGCTGTGGTAGATAATGCCGGTGTCGTCATCCCCCATACCCTGTATGCTCTTGGGATCAATGAAATCCACTTCCACAAAACCGTCCCTGTGGATGGTGAGGGAAAGGAACAGCTCACCTTCGATGAGCGCACGGCCTGTAAACTTGGGCCAGAGATCCCACAGCCGGTTGCGATGGTCCTTCTCTGTATCTTCGATAGCGTTCTGGATTTCCATTTCTGCGGAAGTGGACTCAAAGCCCATGCCCGTGAGCCTGCCGATCTGGCCGCGGACGGCGGTGTTGATCTGCGGATTCTCATGGAACTTGGTCCAGCACTCATCCTGCAAATCCTCACGGCTGCGCCTTTCCTTACGCCCTGCGCTTCCGCCTGCAATGGGGAAGCCGTCTGCATCGGTTGCCGGTGCGTTTGTGCTGGCAGTGGAGAAAGACAGGTGGGATGCCACGTCATCGGGCATGTCCTGTATGTATTTGCTGATTTCTTCCGGAGTCAATAGATAATCCCTATCGTTTGTATTGAAATTATCTATATCTAAAGGGGAATGTGTATGATTTCAAGCATTTTTTTGCGGTGTGCAGGGTGCGGAGACAAAAAAAGGGGCAATGTGACGGAATAATCAGTCACATTGCCCCTTGAATTTTTTTCATGTGCATGTGTGCGCGGGCGCGCAGAAACAAAAAAAAGGGCGGCCACCCCGGAGGGTGAGCCGCCCTTAGTTAATTATGAATGATGAGTTATGTGAATTTTTCAATCAGTTCCCCTGCTATCCCC